AGGAAGGTCACGATGTGCCCCGAACTTTTCTCGCTGCTTGACGTTCAAGGCCGACTTGATGCTCTCTTCGTTGGGAGGGGTGGCGAACGCGGAGTTCTTAGTGTCGCCGATCGACACGAACGGCTTGTAGTTGACGAGGCTGGGGTCGCCAGCGGAGATCGATCCAGCGGGCGAGTCTCCTTCAGGCTCAACTGCGGCAGAGCCGCCGCATGAGTTGTCGACTCCGCCGCCGGGGCCAGTCGCGCAGAACGCTCGCTCTTCAGTAGCCTCCTCCCAGTCGGCAAACGACTCCTCGACGGCGTCCTCCATCTTCGGCTTCGAGCCCTCGCCCTTAGGCGACGCAATCGGGGCCGCGCCAGTCTTCACCTCAGACATGCTCGGAGGGCCTCCCGGAGTCGGAGGCGGCGGACCGTCTCCGCCACCACCGCCCGGAGGCATTCCGCCGGGGGGCGGCTCCGGCTTCGGCTTGACCGCGTCTTCGAGCGTCTGCGTGTTCATGGCGACGAAGTGATGGTCGCCGTGCTCGACAGTCTTGAGACCTTCCATGCGTCTCACGTCGTTTATCGTGAGAACGCCGAGGTTGATCATCGTCGAATAGTAGCTCGCCCTCTGTTGCGAGTTCGCACGGAGCAAGCCACGCACGTCGAACTTCGCATAGAACATGTCGTCGTTCACGATCAGCGAACGACTGATCGCGGACTCGATCCGATTGAGCCAAGGCATGAGCGTGTAGGTCACGAACTCCTGGCCCTGTACCTCCAGGTCTCCGCCAGAAGTGCCCTGAATCAAATGCAACGGCAACCTGTAGACGCGCGCGATTTCAGCCGTCTGTCCCTCGCGAATCTGCTGGAACTGACTGCTCTCGTTCGTGAATCCCAACTCAGTGGCTTTCATGCCACCCGTGAGAACAGCCGTTCTATAGGCTCGTTCGCTGCCGCGATGAAGTCGCTCCCAATTCTCGCGAAGTCGCTCGGCGGCCTCGGCTGTGAGAGTGCCCTCGGTCGTCAGCACCACGCCCGGCCGTGCTGAGTTCGCCCAGAACCTCGCGGCGTGTTGCTCGCATGCGCGAGCGAGTGCGATCGCCTCGCGTGCGATCTCTACTGGCACCATCCCCTTGATGCCATCCTGCTCCGGCGTCCACCGGATGTGCATGATCTGGTCTTGCGTGTACCGCTCCAGTCGCCCGGTCTCCGGGTCGGTGTAGCTGTATCGCAGGCGGCCGTTCTCAAGCCGCTCAACATCCATTCGGCTCGGGTGCAAATTATCGAGCCAGGAAACGCTTCCGTACTTTCCGCTGCGAATCCGCGTGTAAGAGTTTCCCCACAGAGTCATGTTCATCATGATCTGCTCGAAGAACTCTGGCTTCGTCTGCCACTCGTTCGGGGCGAATGAGAGAATCTTATTCAGAGGCGATTGAGTGGCGATCTCCTCGCTTCCGTCCGGATTCCTCTGATAGACATGGATCGGCAGCCCGGCGATCGTCTCTGCGAGAATGCGACACGCAGCGAGAACGACAGTTGACTGGAGAGCGGTTTCCGGAGTGATGCGAATGCCGGAGTCGGTCTTCCACTTCCCAAGGTACTTGTCGTCAGAGAGAAGGAAGTTTTCCCAAGAGATTCCTCGCACCTCGGGCTGCGACAAGCCTCGCTCCGGGGTCCAGACAGTGTCGCTGAGAACGCGTTCCTCGCTCATAACACCAGAATCTCCGGGGCAACAGGGGCCGGGGCAGCTTCAGCGTCGCTGGCGATCGCCAGGGCCATGATTAGAGACACGATGCCGTCGACCCTGGCCGGCGAGTGTGCGGAGGGCTTCACCACCTTGATGTATCCCTCCGAAGACTCCCGCACAGTGGCGTTGCCGGCCATCCAATTCAGCACGGGATTGTTGTTCGTCCGCAGGCGGCCCTGCGAAATCAGGGTCTCTAAAAGTTTGGTCGGCGCGCTCATCGAGCTATAAGACTGTGAAAAGCCTACAATCCCGATCCCTTCCGCCTGAAGTTGCTGAGACAGGTAGTGGCTGTTGTGGGGGTCGGTGGCGATCTTCCTCACAGTCCTGTCCTTGCAGAACTGAAGTATGTCTCGGCGTATGAACGCGTAGTCCGCCACGTCGCCGGGAGTGAGGCACACGCCGGTGGCCGGGTCTTTCGCCCACTGCGTCCAGGGCACGTTCTCCTTGATCTCTCTCTTGGAGGCGTTGTCTGCTGGAATCCAGAAGCGGCAAAGGACGTCGTAGACGTCGTCATGTCCTTTGCTCACGGCCACGAACGCGTTGCAGTCCCACGTCTGGGCGAGGTCGAGCCCGGCGTGCCAGACCCTCTGCGAGGGCAGGTCAGTGACCTCGCCAGTGCACTTCTGCCAACTCGTCAGGTTGATGAATTTTTCTTCCCCCTGGACCCAAATGTTGAGCCTGTATCGCAAGAAGCTCGACAGCTTGGTCTTGGCAGACTCGGCCTCCTTCACGTCTGCCTGGAAGCTCTCCTCGTCCATCGTGACTCCGAAGGACGGATTCGCTGCGGCCCAGACCGAGGGGCTTCGATAGTCATCTTCAGGGGCAGCCGCCCGAACATACGCGAAGAACTGGGGGTCGTAGTTTGGATCGGCCATACACCTCATCGCATGGTCGTGCTGCTCGTAGCAGATCGAGTTCCGGTCGTTCCCGGCAGTTGTGATGCTCAGAATGAGGCTCTGGCTTCGAGAAATTCCGCCGTAGCGGATCGCATCGAAAAGCCTTCTGTCCTTCGCGCTATGTAGCTCGTCATAGCAGAGCGAGTGAATGTTTAAGCCTTCGGCCCGGCTGGAGTCGCTGGAGATCACCCGCCAGAAAGAGTTGGTCGGGATGCAGGCGATTGTCTTGCGGCTCTCGATGATCTCCAGGCGACTCGACAGGAGCTTCGAGGCTCGAACTAGCTCGACCATCTGCTTGTAGACGATGCCGGCCTGATCACGGCTCGTGGCACACCCATAGCACTCGGCAGAGGGTTCGTCGTCCGCGAACGCGGTATATAAAGAAATGCCGGAAAGTAGGGTCGATTTGCCATTTTTCTTAGGCAACTCGATGTACCCGACTCGAAACTTGCGAGTGTCGGTGTCGGTCTTCATCCACCCGAAAAGCTCCTCGATCACGTCCTCTCTCTGCCAGTCGAGGAGGGTGAAGGGCTTGCCGGCAAAGCGGCCCTTCGAGTGAATCAAGAAGTGCTCGAAGAAGCCGACCGCGTGGTCGGCCTTCTTTTGGTCGAAGTAGTAGGGGAGACCCTGCTCAAGCGCGTCGGCTTTGGATATACGCTTCAAGCGGGTCGGCGGGGGCAGCGGCATCAGCGACCTTGAGACTCGACCTCGCTGCCGGAGTCATGCCGAACTGCTGCTCAATCTTGAGCAGGTCAGCCGGGAGAGACTTGAACAACGACCCCTCTGCGGTCAGTTGCGAATATCCAGTCTGTGTGATCTGAGTCATCCCGTGCTCGCGGACGTGTGCCGCGACCACCATCCACTGCTCGTGGATCAGGCAGTACCTCTCGATCGCTGATCGATCGGCCTGAGTGAACACTCCCATCCGAGTCAGGAGTGCGGTGAGTTCGTTCCACTTCCCGACACCAACCTCGCTGAGAGTGTCGGGGGGAGTCAGGTCTGCTGCGGGCGGGATGGGCTCGTCTGTGTTGATTGGCCGCTGGCCTGGGTTGCCGCGAGTGATCTTGATGGCGGTCGGAACCGGCGGTCGTCCCACGAAAAAAGCCCCTACCAAAAATTTCGCGGCCGCTCACGATTCGGCCCCGGCTGGGCCGGCAAGCTAAAAACGCCCAGGAAATCGACACTCCCCCGGGGTGGGCCGCTTTTTTCATCCTCGCCCGCGGATGCCTTGCCCGTAAAGCCCCGGCACAGGCGAAATCTCGAACTCACAGAAGAGACTCGCAAGCAGCCTCACTGGCGGGAACTCCGCCCAGCTTGCTGCAATCGCCTTTGACTTTATTCTCGCAAAAACTTCCGCAAATAAGCTCCCTTCCTATATAGGGGAACTTTGGGAACTTCAGGAACTTGGTATTCCGCACCCATAGGGTTCCTACTTT